AGTCACCGATTCGCAACGGTCGCCCGTCTCCGTGGTGCGTTGCGTCTTTAAATCCGTTGTATTCAATGATCTCCCCAAAGCGAGAGAGGTCACCATAAGCGCGCCCCGCGATGCGCTGCAACGTATCACCCGCGCGGAGGATCACTTCGCGCACGAAGCGCGGTCTCTGTGTGCTGATCGCGAAGGAAGAGAGATCGCGCGCGTTCGTTGTAGCAGAATCGAATGATGCTTTGTTGACCCCCACGCGCCCCGCGACTCCGAGCGCGTAAGTATTCAGCGTCTCCGCAGAGCTCGCGAGTCTGTTGTCCCCTGTTATCTCTGTGACTGCGTTTACTGCGCGAGTATAGGAATCAGTGAGTCGAGCCCACGTCGCGGGGAGGTCCTCCGTAAAGAAAGAGCGCGTCCCGTCGACCTCGTTCGCGACCCCCTCGATCGTGTTGATTACGCTCGTGATCGAGTTGAGAAGGTTCTGAGCTTCAGCGAACTCCGCGCGCGTGTTAATCAGCGCGTTTTGTGCGAGGCTCATAGCTCCCGCCGCCGCCGCTACATATTGCGCCGCCTTCCTCGTCGCTTCGGTGACGGGTGCGAGAATCGAGGGGCGCGGAGACTTGGGAGCGCTTGCGTAAGCCTCGAGAGTCAACTCCCATGCATAACTGAAGCGGTTTTCTGAACTGTCCTCGGACCACCGAAACGCGAGCGGCTCGACCTTGAAAGCGTAACCTTCGTTGAGTGCGCGGTAAACCATGAACACGCGGTCGACATTCTTCGCGGCTTCGCGCTGATAGTCATCAAGGAAGCGGTCGAACTCTTCGAGGATCGTGCGACCTCCCGCGACGATGACCCCGCCGTCTCGAGTCTGGCCACTTCGCGCGGCGTATCCGCTAACCCCTTTAAGTACGATATCCGTTCGATGGTTCTGCGTGAGTTCACGCACTACGGTCCCGAGAGTATGCAAGAGCTCCGTCGCGTGTCTCCTTGTTTGAGTGACCCCGTTCGGGGTGTTGGGGAGCGCGATCATCGTCGTGATTTGATTATCCGTGTACACCTCGAGGAGATAGTCGACGGGAACGCGTAACAGCGAACCGAGTCTCCCGCTCGCGGGGATCGGTATCGATGGGGGTCCAGCGGTCTTTTTACTCATGCTTCACTCCTTTAAGGGATCTCGATCGCGTCGCTCTTTGTCGCCTCTGCGGACACTTTAGCGACTCCCGCGCTCGCGGGGGGAGTCGTTGCCGCGATATTTGTCGGCGTCGTACTTAGACCGAGCGCCGCGCTGAGCGCGTTAATTTGTGTCTGCATCGCGATGATTGTGAGCTCGAGGGAGCTCAGATGTCCGTAAAGCGAATCGATGAACGGTTGAGCCTCGAGGACGGTATTCGCCGCCGCGCCGTCCCTTGAGACGCGAAACGCGCCGCTTGTGGGGAGCTGCACACGCACGGCGACGGGGGCGTCGATCGTTGTCCCAGAGCTCGATAATGAGAGCGTGTTTCCCGCGTGGCGAAGCTGTAGATCTCGCGAGTCGGGCTCATAGTCTGCGGAGCGTGTCGCGGAGTCCGTCGATTCCGTGACGAGCGTCACATCTGCGCCCACGATGAACGGGAGATCATAGCGACCGCGAGGGAAAGATAGATGAACAGATTGACCCACGGAGCACGGCGCGAAAGAATCGCTGAATCCTCGTAAGGGGACGCGCCGATAAATCGCGCCCTCGTTCGTGCGTACATCATAGAGCGGGGAGCCGCTCTCGTGTGTGACCCGTGTCACGGTCGCCGTATAAAACGAGGTGATCATTCTGCTTCTCCGCTTGGGGGAATGTCGATGAGAATCGGAGACTCTGGCGTCTTGCGGCTTGAGCGCCGACCCTGAGAGACTCGCTCAAGTTGCAACGTTGAATGCTTATCGACAACGCCGCTTTGTTCGTTGACGGTGACACGGTGATCGACGCGCGTGATGTATCCGTGAAACTCGACCTCATCGGAGTAACCCAACCACCGCGCCCACTCACCGACCTTGAGCGAGCGATCAAAGAAACCGTCAAGTGAGGCTCGGGCGTATGCGTGATCCTCGCCGTACAACGTCGCCGCGTAGATGCTGAGTCGTTCGAGTTGGTCTCGCAGGGAACCCGCCGAGTCTCTGAGTAGTGGATAAGGGATCTCAAGGGGATAGAGCCCGTATCTCTCGACATCGTCGCGCATGAGTACGGGGTCACTATTGAGCCCCGCGAGCTGTGAGATTCCCAAGTAGGGCGACGTAACCTCGATGTAGTTGTTTCTGTCTCCCGAGTAGTTCAACGTATACCCGACGACGTTCTCGATTAACTGGGGGTCTGCGCTCACTTGCACATCGATCCCCGCGCTCGGCCCTTCTGTCGCGACTTGGTCAACGCGGTCGAAGTATGCGCGGTTATCGGGTGCGGGGGGTCGCATGCGATACAGCAAATAAGGACGCCCCTTGTTCCATATAGGAAAGAGGTCGATGAGCTGCGGAGTCGGTTGAAACGTGTTCGTGAAGATCGACCACAATGAACCCGAAGAGGCGACGGGGGCTTGTGATATGTTGGTCCCCTCAACCTCCGTTAACGACCGCCCTTCGATCCCAAAGTCATCTAAGTCCTCTGGCGTGAAGACGACCCCGAAGTCGCTGAGCGCACCGCCCTCGGGAGTCTTGTGAGATGTAATATTTCTCCATGCGCCAAAGAAACCCTCACCGACTGACAACGCCGCGCCGCTCGAGAAAACGCGGTCGAAGATGCTCGCCCACTGCTCATAATCATAGACACCACCCGACACAAGAAAGCGATCGTCTGAGCTCAACTTAAACGGGCGACTTAGTAACGAGAGCCAAGAAACCGCAGAGAGCTGAACCCCCCGCGAGACACGTCGCCCCGAAGAGTCGACTTTCAGTCCCGTATTTAATCCGATGAGCGGACCATAGAACACGCGCTCTTCTTCTGCGATGATCTCCACCCATCCCGAAGCATGCAACGCGGGAACGCGCTCACCGCGACGCGGTGTCCCGATGCCTAATACGTCGAGCTCATCGATACGCACGGAGGTCGAGATCGACGCGGTTTCATAGGGTGCGGAGACTGAGTAAGACCACGAAACCGCCGTGATCCGCTCCGTGATTTCTACGCGGGGAGCCGCGCCGTCTCTGCGCGCGTATGGCGCGTCTTCTGTGTAGTTGTGAACGATGACTCTCAAAATATAGCCTCTCCGATCTTCCTCCCGATTTCTCCCGCGATGTCCCCCGTCTCAATGATCCGCACGATCTCGGAGATCCCTGATTCGATCGTGCCCAATGAGCGCACGACGATCCCGTCGCTCTTCGTGAGCGAGAGGGAGAGCTCTTCGAGTTTTGCGTTGAGCTCGACGAAGGTGCGGAGCGCTTCGGGGTCACGCTCTACGGCTCCGATAAGACGTCCCTCTGCGGTCTGCACCGCTCGAGATACTCCCATCCCTCGGCGCATCGTCCCGAGATCGGCCCCGAAGATCCCCTCGCCTAGATCTGAGGGCCTCGCGGCCCCAAGAACTCCCGCCGCCTCTGTGCTGAGACCGAGACCCGAGAGCGCGAGTTGAAGGAGATCACCCTCGAAGCCTACGCCGCGCAGCGCCTGAATCGCGCGCGCGGGATCTGTACGGAAACCCTCGAGACGGCGGAGCACGTCAAGCGGACCCCCTCCCCCTCGAGCGGCTGCGGCGGTGAGTCCCCCTTGAGCGAGGCCCCCGAATTGACCTCGAAAACTCGACACCGCGCCACCAAGTGCGCCGCCTAACTGCGTAAACGCGCGCGCCGCTCCTACGCCCTGAAGTTGTCGGGCTCCCGCTTCACGCGCTGCGGTGTCAATACCTAAGATAAAGCGCGCCGCGCTCTCCTCGTCGATGCTGAGACCCTCCGCCGCGATGCGTTGCGTGTTCTGGGCGATCATGCCGAGAAGCTGAGTCGCTCCCGCGCCCGTGAGACCCATGCTCGACGCGCTACTGAGGAGCCGATTAGCGAGACTCATCGAGCCTCGTGTCCCCGTTCGAGCACCTCCACCGATCGCGCCTCCACGAACAAAGCCCCCAAGGGCGCTCGGGTCGATGCCTCTTAGCGTCGCTTGCGCGAGGAGATCAGAAGTCGGGCCGATCATGTCGCCGCCGAGTAACTCCGTTCGAGCCCCGATCGCTCGCGAGAACGCGCGGAGCGCTCCCACGCCTTCGAGTCCCGAGATCCCGAGCCGCTCAAAGCGACCCCGCGCGCCGCGAACGCCTACAGCACCACTCAAAGCGAGCTCGGTTTGAGGGCGCTCGAGCGCCGTGACTTGTCCGAGTCTCTGCGCTCTTTGAGAGATCGCGCCCCCGAGTAGACCCCCGACGAAGGGGATCCCCGCAGCGAGTTTCTGAGAACCGAACGCCCCCGCGAGCGAGCCTCCCATCGCGCCGAGCGCTTGCGCTACCCCCGCAGAGCCACCCCCGCCGAAGAGCCCTTGAGCACCAGAGCGGAGAATCGAAGGTGCGGCTTCTCTGCCGACCCCGAGAGCATAAGCCCCCGCTCTCTGTGCGAGCGTCGGAGGGGGCTTATAGTTCTGCGCTTGAGCGAGCGCGCGTGCTTGATTCGCTTCGGAGATCGCGCGCCCTTGAGCCGCGAGTGCGTCGAGCTCCGTGCGCGGTTTACCTCCCGCGAGTGACCCGAGCGCCGTCAACCCTTGCGCGTCTGTGAGCACGGGAGGCCCCTTCGGGGCGACACCGCGAACACCCCTCGGGAGAAAGCGCCCTTTCTCGTCTCTCTCGAGGGGGGCTTTCTGCTCGGGCTCGGGAGGCGGCGGAGGCTTCACAGGAGCGGGAGGAGGCGGCGGAGGCTTCACAGGAGCGGGGGGAGGGGGCTGCGCCGCTTGTTGCGCCGCTTGCGCGGTGCGCTTCATCGCCCTCTCACCTGCCTCGCCTACGCGCTGAAACGACTCCTCGAGTTTGCGCGCAGCCGCCTCGACCCTCGAGTCGTCGATCGTGACCGTTATCTCTGAGCTATGTTTTTGTTGACTCATCCCCGTCTCCTCTGTTGCCAGAACTCGCGCTCCCATTGATCACCGACCGCGTCACCCGTGGAGCTTGGTGCGTTGTCGCGGAGGCTTACGGGGGCTCTCTGGGTCAATCTCTCATATTGTTCATCGTCCAACGTCAACAAGTACCGCGTAAGGCGATCAATCTCCGAAGCAGAATCAGAGAGCGGGGGGAGTGTGTGCTGAAGAAACGCGAACTCGGGGCGCTCCCTCTCCGCCTTCACTCGCCTCTCGAGATCCGCGAAACCACGCGAGCGCGTGGCGCTCCACCTCCCCTCGTATCGCGAAGAGAAGCTCGTCATCCTCTTGCGCCCATTGATTCAGCCAATCAGGAAGATCAACGAGGTGAACGGACAACGTCGCCAGAGCCGCGAAGCGTGCTTGTGCGTAATCGCTTAGCTGCGCCCACGGGACACCCGCGAGGATCGCGGCGCGTCGATCGATGAGCGTGCGCCCGTCACCGTCAGGAACGCGACACACGAGCGCCTCATCGAAGCGCGATCCGTCGGGCGCTGTATAGCTGACGTTGAGCAATGTCTCGCGGGGGATGAGTTCGTCGCTCTGCGGTGCTTTGTCGAGTTGTCTCAAGTCCATGTGTTACGCCCCGCGCTCGTCAAAGAGTCGTCGAGCTTGGAAGCTCGCGTTGACGGTCACGATAGACCCCGCTTGAACTTGCCAACTACGCGACTCGCACCGCGCCCCCTCAACTCTCCATACGGGCACGTCTGAAACCTGATCATAGACCTCAAGCGTCAGCTCGGGGAAGTTGACGACTTCCGCCGTTCCCCCTCGAGGCATGACCCCGAGCTCTTGGATCGAAGTATTCGTGATCCGCACGAAGTCCGCGTTAAGTGATACGACGCGAGACACGGGGACGAGCTCTTGAGAGTCGATGTTTCCGAGTACGTCGACTCTCTGGTGAGTGATGCTCTCCGATGCAGAGACCCCAGTTGCAAAACCGATCTCAACCCCGTTAACTATGAGCTTAGCGCGAGCGCCTGAAAATACGGGTTCAGCCATTTTTAAAACCTTTGTACAGTGACATCAAGTCGAATGAAGTTGAGCGGCTCGACGGCGGCGACAGTGTAACCGAGGATCAAAGTATCTCCACCGTCTTGAACGACGACATCTTTATAAGCCTTGATCACGCCGTCTTGTACCTGTCGATTGAGTCGGCTTTGTGCGAGGCTCTTGATTCGGTTTGCGGTGAGTGCGCGGTTTGCGTCACCTACGAGGCGATCCAGCTCGGAGCGTAGATCACGAATCGACGCGTTGACGCTCTCGTTCGCGCTCACCTCTGAGTAAATCGGGTTGTCATCCGTCTGGTAAGTGGTCACGCTACGCTCAACGCGGTAACCCAGAGCGCCGAGACTCAGAGAGACAACCCCCGCGAGGATTGCATCGACGGCTTGAGTGTCGCCGTTCCATGCTCCGCTAACCTCGTTAACTCGGGGACGCTTACGCGTCAGGGGCGTCGCGATCGGTGTCCCCGCTTGCATCGCTGCCAACATCAAGGAGAGATAGAGCGGGGAGAGCGTCTCGCGGACACCATTCGGTCGCGTGACGTTGATCGACTGACCCACGATCGCGATGTTTCGATCATTGAGCACCTTTGTATATTGGCTCTCGATGTTCGCGAGACTGGTGTTCGCGGGAGCGGAGACCCACGCGTTACGCTCTCGGCCTGCACGCGCCGCGAGAGGGAGATGCTTCTTGATCTCTTTCTGCTGATCAATATTCGAGGTCCACCCGACGAGGATCTGAAGGTCACTCGCCTCGATGGTCGCGAGCGCGGAGGTCCAATCGCTGAGACTCGACGCGGAGGACGTGCCCCCTTCGAGACGCTGCGTCACTGAAGCCGCGCCGCCGCTCTGTGCAAGAGGCTTTGTTCCTCCGCTCGCGCGCTCTACAGACACAAGCCGCGAAGAGCTGAGCGCCTCAATCACCGCGTAGAGATCCGCGCGGAAAGTGGCCTTGTTTCCGAGACCAACGATTGAGCCGCTCGGGATCGCGTCGATCTCTTTCGCGGGATATGAGCGCCCCGCGTCATAGGTCGCCGCGAAGCCTGAGAGCGCATTAAGCGCCGTCACCATCTCGGAGAGTGAAGCGTAGTCACTCGGGTCGATGCTCAAAGATCCTTCGATGTCGAACGTCCCCGCGTAAGCGGTATCGTCGGAAGAAACAGAGATCGACGTGATTGAGGAGTAAGTGTTCGCGGTCGTCTGCTCGACATCGTTCCCCGTGGGGAAGGTGAGCGTCTCAGTAACCACCGCCCCCGCGTCACTCAATCCGTTAATTACGAAGGAGAGCGGCGACGTGTGCGCGGCGGAGGACGGAGTTACGCCGAGCGTGCTACTGAGTGACATATCACTCACATCTACGCTTAATGATCCGTTATTCATCGCGCCCGTTTGCTGACTCCATGAGAGCGAGAGCGCAGAGCGCGAAGCCGCGAGGGTGACGAGGGTCAACAGAGAACCCGCGTAATAAACCGAGGCGAGGTCACCG